GCTGAACTCGGTCGCCAGCGCATCCTCGGTGAAGCCGATGGGCAGGACCACATCGCCACCAGCACCGCCATTGCCGCCGCCAGGAGAACCGTCAGCGGGGTTTTCCCCCTGCTCACCGCCCGCACGTCGCCAGAGCCGCTCGGCCTCCTGGCGGAGCCGCTCCTCAGGCCAGGGCGGCGTGATGCGCGCCGTGTTGTAGTCGCAGATCTCCTGCCAGGCCTGTGCGGCGGTGACAAAGCCGTCCTGGCAGCGGCGGATCCAGTAGCCGATGATGCGCGACAGCGCCTCGAAGCGGGTGACGCCATCGACGCCGCCCTCGCGCACCTCCTGCCCGAATAGTTCCGTCACTTCACCACGGACGGGGCCGGCACCGTTGAAGTCCAGCGGATCGCCGGAGGGATCGATCGGGGGCTCACTGCCGACGCCCGGCAGCGGCGGCATGGCCAGCACGGCTTCTGTCAGCGCCGTCAGGTCGTAGTCCGATCCCCCCTCGCCCTGGATGGCAACCAGGCGGCCGGTGCCGCCCTTGGCGTGCAGGGTGCCGGCGACGCGGATCGGTTGATGCGCCGAACGGAAGGCGGGGTCACCGCCAACCTTGCTGGCGATGGCGTGCCGCAGCCGGCAGACCGTCGCCAGGTCAGCGTCCATCGCCGGCTCCATCAGGCGCCAGTAGAGGTGGAGCTTGGCCTGCCCCTCCGGCGTCATGCCGCCGGAGACCACTTCCAGCGTCGGCGGGCCGATGTGCTGGACGAGGTGGGCGCGCTTGGCGGCGATGTCGCCCTGGTCGAGGTCGACCAGCACCACCTGCATCTGGACGACATGCTCGGCGCTGGCCTGCCCGGCGGCGGGCACCGTGCCGGGGATGACGTAGAGAGCCATGCCCGCCTGCGCCGCCCACTGGGCCTGCACGACCAGCTTGGCGGAAAGTTCCTCATCGGCCGGGAGGAAGGGCGTATGCGGTGCGCGGTCGGGCCCACCCTTCTCGGCGAGGGCGCGCACCGCGACCATTCCCTCGCACCAGCCGAACACGATGTCGGCGTAGCGCTTGATCATCGCCGGATCGGGCGCTACCGGCGCCGGGGGCATCACCTCCGCCGCGCTCATGCCCAGCACCCCGTCCGCCACGGGCAGCGGCTGCATTCGAAGTGATCCGGGGCCGCCGCCACACGCGGCAGCCACTCCCCGGCGTCACAGGCCTGCAGGACCCGCACCGCCTTGTCGCTGATCGCCTGCGCCAGGCCGGCGTCGAAGGGGACCAGTTCGTGGTGCAGTTCGCTGGTGTCCTTGTTCACCGCGGTGAACAGGGCCGGCGCATCCGTCAGGCCCATATAGGCTTGGTAGAGGGCGATCTGCGCGGCGTAGATCGGCTTGGCCGCGACCACACCGCGCCGGCTGATCTCCTTCCAGTTGCGCGCGTTCGCCGACTTGCATTCCCACAAGGCGGGAACCGCCATGACGGGTGCTGCTTGCGCCGGGACCGCCACGACGACGCCGTCGATGTGCCCCTGGATGCGGCCACCGGCTATGGAGAAGCCGAACTGTTCACCGGCGCGGTTGCGGGTGCGGACATCGAAGCCGGCCTGACGCAACCAGCCGATGGCGAGATCTTCGAAGACATGCCCGACGGCGAAGATGCGCAGCGTCTGCCCGGAAAATTCTGTCTCGGGGACGCGCGGGACGTCGAGGTATTCGTATTGCAGGCGGCGCGCGCAGGGATCGCCAAGCCGAGAACCCCCGAGATATTCCCGACGGGGCCGCTGGCCGCTCTCACCGACCAGTGCGGCGTCGATCAGTGCGTTGATGCTGTCGGCGAAGCTGTGCGGCCGGGTGCGGTGGTTGAAGTCGAGAACCGTGACATTCATCAGAACGGCACCTCCGATTCTGACACGGCCGCGGCGGCGCGCATCGCCGCCTGGAACCCCTTCACCGAGACATAGGCGAGGGTGAGTACCTGCTGTTCGGAGAGGCTGTTGAGCGGCGTGGTCCAGCCGATCTCGGCCATCACTTCGCCCATCATCCGCATCGCCGTGTGCATCGCGGCACGTTCCTGCTCGTCGAGATCACCCATGGCGGCCGGCCCCCGGGCCGAGAACGACCAGCAGGATTGCCAGGTGGTGGAGCAGAAGGAGGCCGAGGGCAGTGGCCGCTTCGATCATGTCGGGTCGAACCCATGGCTGCGCCGGCGGCAGACGGCACAGAAGCACGGCGGCGCTGGGGGTAAGCGCATGGTGATGGCGCTGCTTCATGCCGCCCTCGCCGCGCCGCTGGGGAACACCGCTGCCAGGATCTGCGGGCGGTGCCAGAGAAAGTTCAGCCGGCAGTTCGCGGCATACTTCGACAACCCGAAATCCAGCGTGGGATCATGGTCACCGGCGCGGACCAGCAGCTCACGCTGGCGCGGGCTGGCCGGGTGGTTCAGCCACATCCGGCTCTTGGTGGCGGCGATGCCGCTCTCCGCCTGACGCAGGAAGTCGTCGGCGCCGGCCAGCACTTGGCTGCGATCGCCGATCCCGAGATGGCGCAGGCGCCCCTGCCGGATCTTGCCCATCGCGTGCCAATGGTCACCGTCGAAGAACACGCCGGCCCAGGCGTCGAAGCCCGAGGCGATCATGGCGTGACCATCGCCGTGCATATCCCACCAGCGGAACGGCGAGCGGTCCAGCAGATCGATCTCGGTCAGGTCGAAGCTCTGCAGCGGACGCTTCTCGCGCAGCTTGCGCTGCCAGACATGGCCGCAGAACGGGCAGGCCAGCGTGCCGAGGGGAAGTTCGGCCTCGCATTCCGGGCAGGTCTTGTGGGTCACCTGGCCGGGGACATCCTCCTCGTCCTCGGCGAGGGTGCCGCCATGCTCGATGGTGCCGTGCCGCTGCGCCGCGCCGGCAAAGTCCAGCACGATGCAATCGGTCTTGACGATGCCGGGGAAGCGTTCCGGATCCACCTTGCGCAGGCCGCGGCCGATGGCCTGGACGAAGGTGCCCCGGTGCAACATTGGGCGGAGCACGACGATGCAGCCGACGGGCTGGCTGTCGAAGCCTTCCGTGAGCACCATGCAGTTGGTGATCACCTGGACCTCGCCGCGATCGAAGCGAGCCAGGAGGTCGGCCCGGTCCTTGCCGGGCATCTCGCCGGTGACGGTCGCGGCGGTGACTCCGGCGTCGCGGAACGCCTCTGCCACCGCCAGGGCGTGGGCGACGGTGGCGCAGAACACGATGGTGCGGCGATCGCTGGCGCGCTCCAGCCAATGCTCCACCACTGCTTCGTTCACGACGGAGCGGTTCAGCACCTTGGCCGCGGCATCCATGTCGAAATCGCCGGCCGTGGCGCCGACCCGGTCAAGATCGTCGGCAACCCCGACATCGATGGTGAAAGTGCGCGGCGGCACCAGGATGCCCTGCGCGATCAGCGCCGAGATCGGCAGATGGAAGGCGATGTTGGAGAAGGTCCGCCGCAGGCTGCGGCCATCGCCGCGTTCCGGCGTGGCCGAGAGGCCGAGCAGCTTCAGCTTGGGGTTGGTCGCGCGCGCGGCGGATATGATCGCTTGATAGGTGTCCGCGGCGGCGCGGTGACATTCGTCGATGACCAGGTGCGAGACCTGGCCCATGCCGGCCCGGCGTGTGGCGCGGGCGAGGGTCTGCACGCTGCCGAACACCACCTGGCCGGACCAGTCGTCGCGCGCCGCCTTCACCACCGACGCGGGCAACCCCGCCACGCGGCCGATGGTGGCGCGGTTCTGCTCGATCAGTTCGTCGGTGTGCTGCAGGACCAGGAAGCGCGCGGCGGGATCCGCGGCGGCTTCTTCGTTGATGTAGAACCCGGCGACGGCGGTCTTGCCGGCGCCCACCGGCAACGCGATCAGCGTGTTGCCGTGCTGCGCGGTCTTGGCGCGGGCGGCATCAACCGCCGCCCGCTGGTAATCCCTCGGGATCATGCTCTGCCCCTCCCGCTCAGCGCGCCCAGAACGGCGCGTTGCCGTTGCCCGTGGCGGGGGCAGACGGGGCTGCCTGCGGCGTTGCCCAGGACGGCGCGCCACCCGCGGCCGGGGCGACGTTCGGCGCCACAGCGGGCGCGGGTGCGGGAACGCTGCCCATCAGGCGGGCGTAGTCGGCGTGCTCCGGCCCGATGGCCGCGGCGACCACGTTGCGCCCTTGGTCGTGCGGGTCGTTCCGGTCTTTGTCGATGCCGATCCGTGCGAGGAATTCCAGTCCGTCCAGGTCGCCGTAGCCGCGGATGGTGCGCGCCGCGCGCGCCCGGTCCGACGTGTCCTTGGCACCGACGCCGCGCGCGCTTTCCAGGATGCCGCGGATCAGCGCCCGGCCGCGATTGCCGTAATTGTCGTCCGCGCCCTGGCCACCCTTGCCGCGCAGGCCGATGCGGGTGAACAGGCGCCGCCTGGCATGCGGGCCGTCGAGGATCACGGCCTCGGTGTTGAGATACTGCGCCTCGCTGGTACGGCTCTGGGTGACCCAGCCTTCCGGGCCCGCGCCACCGGGGCGGATGGTCAGCCGGACTTTTGCCAGCGTGCCTGCCGGGATCAGCTCGAAGGCATTCTGCTGCGCGTCAGCGCCGTTGAAGTCATGGGGGAAGGTGTCGGACATGGTTCAGCCCTCCTGCGTCGTCGTCATGGGGGTTAGGGCCGCGGCGTCCGCGGCGGGCAGCGTCACCTGGAAATGCGCCGTGGGCGGCGCCGTGGTGGGGCGACGGATCTTCTCCATCAGCCGGCCAAGATGCGGTTCCTCGATCGTGCCGAGGCGACCGCTGCGGTCCTTGGCCGGGAAGCTGAACGGGTTGAGCGTAGTGCAGATGAAGGCGCGATACGGTTCGCCCTGTTCCGTCCGCAGTTCGGCGAGCGTGATCAGTTCGTCCACCACGCCGGGCAGTTCGAGGCCGGTCTTGGTGCCCTCGACCTGCAGCGCGAAGTAGGGACGGTTGAAATCGTCCAGGCGCTTGTCGAGGATGCCGACGAGCCAGACATTCTTGTCCGGCACGTGCTGCAGGTGGGTCACCCAGGTGATCATCTCCTGGCCGAGCAACCCGTAGGCGCCACGCATATCCTGCTTGCCGCTGCGGTCCGACACCGCCTGCGGCTGACCCTTGCACCACTGCAGGCACAGCCGCGAGGCGACGGTGATGGAGTCCACGAACACCGTCTGGTACTTCACCAACTGCTCCGGACTGCCGAAGGCGGCACAGACGCGAGCGTAGTGCGCCGCGCTATACGGCTGGTCATCGCGCATGGCGGGGTTGGCGCCGCCGATCCAGCAGGCGATGTCGCGCGCGAGATCCCAATCACGCAGCCGGATCTCGTCACCTGGCCAGCCGGCGACCGCGAGTTCGCCGGCTTCCAGATTCAGGAACAGCGTGGTGGTAGGGTCCAACGCCCACAGCTGGCTGGTCTTGCCGATCCCCGACGGGCCGGTGAGCACCCCCTTGATGCCGCGCGCTTCGGCCAGGCGCTCGTCAGCGGTGATGATGCGCAGCCGCGACGTCGGCGCGTTGTTGAAGGGCGCGCTCATTTGCGGCGCTCCTCGTGGCGGCACGCGGCTTCAACAGCGTTCTCGCTGCCGAGCGCACCGGCACGGCGCGCACGGTCATGCAACTGTTTCAGCGCGGCGCTGCGGCGGTAGATACCGCTCGCCTCATCGTCGAGCAGCTGGATGGCAAAGGCGATATCGTCGACCGTCGCCAAGGCCAGCGGCTTGGCCAGGTCCTGGCTGTCGTCGTCGGGCTTGCTGTTGCGGATGCTCTCCGGCAGGTCCGCCATGGAGTAGGATTCGCGGAGCCGCTGGAGCGGCGTGGTGGATTTGAACATGAAGCGTGACTCCTTCGCGTCGCGCTCCGTTCCGCCGATGATGGTGCTGCCGGGCCCCGACGCGGTCGGAGCCGACCGTCCTGGTATTTCCGCCTCGCGGCGGTGTTGCATTCCCAGGAAGACCCGGCAGGAAGCCGGGGTCAGGTCGGGTGGCAGAAGGTGTGGTGCTTGCTCATGCCAGCACCTACCGGCGAGGCCCGCAGAATGTCGGGGTGGCGCCGAGATATTCCTGCAGCCCGGCGTGCGCGGCCATGCGCCGAAGGCGATGCATGTTCTCGTACACCGACGAGCGGTGCAGCCCCGCGATCGCCGCCGCTTCTTTCAGGTTCGGCACCAGGAGAATTTCGCAGCACCGGCGGAGCGCCGGCGTCAGGCCTTCCACAAACCGGCGCATATCCAGCGCCAGTCCATGGCTGATATCCGTGGGCGCGGTGGGATCCGCCAAGGTGTCCGCCAGGGTCGCGGCGCCGTCGTCTTCCTCGATCGGTGCGTCGATCCAGGCGTGGCGGCGTTCCGCCTTCAGGCGTGCGGTGGGATAGGTGAGTGTGGCGACGCGGTGCGCAACGACCCGGTCAACAAAGGTGGGAAAGCTCGCCTTGGTCGGGTCGAAGGCGCCCCGCCGGCGCCATAGATCAAGGAAGAGGTCCTGTTCGATATCGTCCGCGTCCATCCCGGGTAGGTTCCCGGTGCGGGCTAGGCGTTGGGCCGTGTTGCGGATGAAGGCGCGCGTGCGTGCGTCCAGTGCCGCGGCCCGGGTAAACTGCTCCATGAGATTTCGCCGTCGATCGAGGACGGGCTCGAGGCCCGATCGATGGCGACCGGCGAAAATTCACGGAGAGGGATGGAATAAGCGCGGCCAGACGATGGCTGGGACAGGAAAAGAGCCAAATTTCAGAGGGTTATCTCTACGAAAAAAAGTGCGGGTAGCTGAAAGCGCGCCGGTGATTTTTCACCGGCGCCGGTTGCCCAGTATCTCTTGGTTCCAAATCTCCCTCTCCGCCTTCGTCCGCCCGTCGGCAGCGACGAAGCTGGTGACGTAGGACCGTTCCGTCGGCAACCAGCTGATGGGGTCGCCTGCCAGACCGAAGGTGGCCTGCAGGTGGTGCGACACGGCTTCCTTCTGCTTGCGTTGGCTCACGCTCGGGCCGTCGCTCAGCCTGAGCCGCCCTCCGAAAGCCAGCAGTAGTGTGAAGAACGTCCAGGCCACGGTTGGCTTGCCGTTCTTCCTACTGCGCATTCCGAAATCGCCGGGGTCCATCTGCCGCGACATCCCCGGCGTCCTGCAGATCACGGTTGCGTTGCTTGTCAGCCGCAATGAAAGCTGCGCCCAGGACATGCCGGGCGGCAGCGCCACCTCAGGACCCGGCTTCGCCGCCGCCAGTCGGTCCAGCAACTCAACCCTGATTTCCCGCAGGAGCAACTCGGGTGGCTGCACGGGCTTCAGCGTAGCGTTGGCATCCATAGCGATCACGTCAATGAGGCTCAGCAGCAAATGCCCCTGCGCGATGAGGCGCTCCCTGATCGACGCGGGAAGCGACACCGCGGTCGGGACGAGCACAATGCCATGGCCACCGGTCAGCCCGGCGCTGCGCAATGAGTCTTCGCCTATCAACCCCATCGCACCAGGCACGGCCAGGATCACCGGCGCCGAAACCCCCGCCGCGACCGCATAGTCGCCGAGCGAGATGACTCGGCCATTGGATATCGGCGTGGTCGCGCCTTGCAGGGCGAGCGCGGCCGTTAACGCGTCGCGCAGGCGCGCGGGGTCCAGTTTCAGGATGTCTATATCAGATGCCGTCAGATCGATGGTTTCGCACCGCCCAAACGTGGAGCGACAAACAGCCTGAAATCCCCCTCCGGGTGATTGGATCACCCCGCGCGGGCAGTCATCATCCCCCGGCGAGTGGCAATCGATGGCGGTTGCCCTGCGCCCTGTGGGCCGCAGGAACGGTTTCGCCCACGGGAACTCTCCACCCAACCTGATGGCCCAGTCGCGCCGATCCGTCTCGGCGCCGGGCAGATCATCAAGCGCTTTCCAAAACTGCGGTAGCGGCTTCATCGTCGTCAACGCCTTGGACCGAGAGGATGAAACCGCGACGCAGCAGCCACTGTTCGATGAGCTCGCTGTCGTCATTGCGTTCATAACGCGCAATGCCGGGCGGCCGGATCGTGACGGACCGCTCCTTCTCAGAGTCCTCGAACGTGACCTTGAAGGTCGCGCTATTCAGTCGCCCGCCAGCCAAATTGTGGATACCCCGGTCCGCGAGCGCTGCAAGAACATCCTCCGCCTTCCGGCTTTCCATCTCGCGATGCGCGCCACCCCAATAGCGCTGGTAGCCAACCAGGCGAATGCTCTTGATCTCATCCACATCCTGGACATTGAGCGCCGCTCCGCCGTCCGTCACCAGCGGATCGAGAGTGAACCGTGCCGATCTCGGGAAGTGATCCTCACCAGAGAACAGATGCTGTCCGAGGGTCCGCAGATACAGATTCCGTTCGCCCTTCGTATTGGCATGAACCCCGATCTCACCACTGCGTTCGTCGTAGATCAGGACGTCGTGGCACTGCGGTCGGTAAAATTCCGTGCCCACACCGCCATCATCCTTCAGGCTGGCTTCCCGGCGCATATGCTGCCCGTGCCGCACCAGAATCCACGTCATCGGCGAATGCCTGATGATAAACATCCGGCAGCCTCGCCCACGTCGGTGGCTTTCGAACCAGTTGTCCATTGCGAGTTCGATCTGCGGTCGGAGTTCATCACTAACTGGGGGGAATGCCCCGCGGACTGGCTGCTGCGGCCCGAAATACTCAAAATTCTGCTGGCGCATCGCAATGGCTTCAGCATGGTGATTGCGAACCACGTCCGGTGCAGCCATCCATACGTCGATCGCAAGGTCGATGGGCGTCGCCGCCGGGTCATGGAGCACCCGCAACCCACGCGAACGAATAGCGGCAAGCAGTTGATCCATGCTCTCCGCGTTAGCTGTCTCATGCACATAGTAGAGTGCATCCACCATCGCGGCCGGAGTCGAGGCATCCGGCCGCATCAAGATGTCAGCGAGCAGCGTGTGGTCGATTTCGGATGAAGATGTCGCTGGGAATTGGAACCCACGACCTGCCAGATAGGGTCTCCACTGGGCGAAAAAAAGCCCCAGTCGTTGCGGAGCGATGCCGCGTAGACGATCCGGATCCGTGAACTTCCGGGGATTAAACGAGGCCATGGCAGCCTACTCCCTGATACGTCGTGGACAGGAACGGGCTGCCTTAGAATTGCCGCCGAATGTTCACTATTTGATCTCAAACTGGCGCCGACGTCAAGATTGAACCTCTACGCTCAGCCACCCCGACAATCTCGAACAGCGGCCGGTATGTGGGGAGATGAAGAAGCCGCGGCAAGATACGGCTGGGCGCGATGGCCGGGGCCCGCTTGACCTCCGTCCGCAGGCACCACTCCCACCCCATCTGGAGGAGATCTGCGCCATCCTCGCCCGAGGCCTGGTCCGCCTCCACGCGCGGCAGTCAACTCATTTATCTGCCGACCGGGGAGACAGTTGCGTGGACTTCCCTGCCCACCAGAGCGGTCATGCCGACGCCCCGACACGGAGACAGGCATGACGACCAACGACAGCGTATTGGCCCGGCTGGCGGCCCTGCGCACCACGCCGACCCCGGAACTGAAAAACCAGTGGCGGCAGCTCTTCGACTCCCCGCCGCCAACCTACAACCGGAAATTCCTGGAGAGCCGCCTGGCCTACCGCATCCAGGAGTTGGCCTATGGCGGGCTGAAGTCCGAGACGGTGCGGCGGCTGGAGGCGCTGGGCGAGCAACTGGACGGCGGCAAGATCGCCGTGCGCAAGGTCCGCGGTGATGACCGCCCCATCGTGGGGACACGGCTGATAAGGGAATACCAGGGCGTCGAGCATTGCGTCACAGTGATTGCGGATGGCTATGAATGGCAGGGGCGGCCATACAAATCCCTGTCTGCCATCGCGCGCGCCATTACCGGCACGCGCTGGAATGGCTGGACCTTCTTCGGCATGAAAAACCGGCGGGGCGCGGTATGAAGAAGCCCGTCACCCGCAAGCTGCGCTGCGCCATCTACACCCGGAAATCGAGCGAGGAGGGGCTGGAGATGGAGTTCAATTCCCTCGACGCCCAGCGCGAGGCTTGCAGCGCCTATATCGCCAGCCAGCGGTCCGAGGGCTGGGTGGAACTGGCCGACCACTACGATGATGGGGGCGTGTCCGGCGGCACCCTGGAACGGCCGGCGCTGAAGCGGCTGCTGGCGGATATCGAGGCGGGGCTGGTGGACGTCGTGGTGGTCTACAAGATCGACCGCCTGTCCCGCGCCCTGATGGACTTCGCCAAGCTGGTGGAAGTGTTCGACCGCAACAACGTCACCTTCGTCAGTGTGACACAATCCTTCAACACCACCACGTCGATGGGCCGGCTGACGCTCAACATCCTGCTGTCCTTCGCGCAGTTCGAGCGGGAGGTCATCGGGGAGCGCATCCGTGACAAGTTCGCTGCGTCCCGGAAACGCGGCATGTGGATGGGAGGCACCGTGCCGCTCGGCTACGTGGTCCAGGATCGCAAGTTGGTCATCCACGAGACGGAGGCGGCGACAGTTCGGGCGATCTACGAGCGGTTCGTGCAGGTCGGTTCCGCCACCACCCTGGCCCGGGACCTGGCAGCGGAAGGCATACGGACCTCGCGCGGACGGTCCATGGACAAGGGTTATCTATACAGATTGCTGAATAATCGGGTCTACCTCGGCGAAGCGGTGCACAAGGGCACGGCCTACCCAGGGGAACACCAGCCGATTATCCTACGGGCGTTGTGGGACAAGGTGCACGCCATCCTCCGAGAAAGCCCCCGCATCCGGAGCAACAAGGCGCGGGCGCAGACACCGGCGCTGCTCAAGGGGCTGCTATTCGGGCCGACGGGCGCGGCCATGAGCCCGACCCATACACGCCGCGGCGGCAAGCTCTACCGGTATTACGTCAGCCAGACGGTGCTGAAACGCGGCGCTGACGCCTGTTCGATCAGCCGGGTGCCGGCGGGTGAAATCGAGGCCGCGGTGGTGGACCAGTTGCGGCTGATGCTGCGCGCGCCGGAGATTATCGTCGGGACCTGGCGGGCGGCGCGGCCGGAAATCGACGGGCTGTCGGAGGCGACGGTTCGGGACGCGCTGGAGGGGCTGGATCCGATCTGGGAAGAGCTGTTTCCGGCCGAGCAGGCGCGGGTCGTCCAGCTGCTGGTGGACCGCATCGACCTGGACCGGGACGGGCTGGCGGTCCGGCTGCGGGTGCAAGGGCTGTCGCACATGGTGCGTGACCTGGTGGGCATCACGCACGCGACACGGCAGGTGGCATGA